GGAAAGTACATTTGGCCTTAAGATTAAGCATACCGATGAAGTGTTTGAGAAGGTTCCATTCTCCTACACTGACGCGATGGCAGAAAGAATGGGAGGTTTGCCATTTCGGAAAGCGGTTAATTCCGCCGAAGATTGGGTACTCCGACGCAGTCAGACTGTGGACGACTGGCGTATGTGTGACGCCAAACATCTGAAACACGAAGAAGCTAGGTTATGGTGCGATGCGGGTCCACGAATGGATCCGTGCGCAGTCAGAACCTCCCTAAAAACGACCGTGCCGGGTGTGGATGGTTTGGTTTTCGACCTCACTCTCTACCACTGGATGTCAACGCTATCAAGGTTCATGTTAGCGGGAGACTTTCAGAAGGCTGATATGTCATTGAGAAATGGCTACAGCACCCAAGGGCAGATAGCCAACGATTTGACCCAAAACTCTGGTGTCGGCATCTTCTATGCCAGCCGAGTAATATCAATGGTGAACTTCATGCGCGTGAAGCATCTGTCCTCGACGGTCAACCCTAACGCGCAAGAGTGGGATTTACCGTAAGGCCCGCGGGAGGCAGGTTGTACATATACGGCTATAATGTCGACGAAGTTGATTGTGGTGGGGTGACGTGGAATGATCCTCCCGTGAGGGATGGTAAAATCACATCTATCTCAACATCTAACAGACTGCGTCGAACGCCGGAATGTGTCAGCCTGCCGTGTGTCGTTCGCGGTGGAATTTATTTTCGACCAAATGCGAATGACCCTTTGTCCGCAACTCAGGGCCTGCGGAAGCGGTTGGTGCACCAGCGCCCGCCGATTGGTGGAGCCATTTTAGACGAATTCGAAGAGTTCGTTCAACGGTGGCTCAAAAACAATCTTACGCCTCTCACCCCGGAGGAAATTCCAACATTCGAAGAATGGGTGGAAGGGGTCAACCACCCAGAGTGGCGAAAAGACGAGTATCGTACTGCCTACGAACAGTGGGTAGGCGGGGAGGTCAAACCATCTAAACTCAAGACGAAGAAGTGTTTCGTCAAACGTGAGTTCTATGATGGTCCCAAGTTTCAGCGGGTTATACACTCGCCCACTGATTACGAGAAGGTCTTACAGGGCAGATTTATTTCAGCAATAGAGAAGAAGCTCTTTGCGCGCCCTGAATTCATCAAGAAAATACCGAGGGCAGACTGGCCGAGCTACATACGTGGTGTAGCGGACAAGGCCGGTTTTCGGATTTTTGGGAGTGATTACTCTTCTTTTGAGGCAAATTTTGTCGCGCGCTTGCAGACAGTGTGCGAACTCGCCTTAGCCAAATACATGTTCTCCGATGTTATTCAGGAGGAAGGCGTTCAAGACATTTTGAACGGCAATCAGAGGAAAAGCCTGGAATCAAAGCTGTTTACGGCTTACATAACGGGCAGACGGTCAAGTGGGCAGATGTCCACCTCGTTGTTCAACGGGTTCTCGAACCTCATGTTCAACTTGTTCATACTGTTGGTTAAGTTGGGGGCCACTGAGGTGGCCGCGGTCGTTGAGGGTGACGATGGGCTTTTTGCTCACAATGCACCTCGCGACCCGACCCCGGCCGATTATCTCCAGCTTGGATTGACTATCAAAATCGTTCCAGTTGATGCCTGGTATAAGGCTTCATTCTGTGGCGTCGTGACTCACCCAGATGTACTAGACACACTGACGAACCCGTGGAAAACGGTTCTGACGTGTAGCTGGGCGGGCCACGCCTACCTTCGAGCCAGAGACAGCACGCTCTTGATGCTGGCTCAAATCAAAGGACTCTCTTATCTCGCGCAGTACCCGGGATGTCCAGTTGTGCAATCAGTTGCGCTCTGGATGTTACGGTGCACAAAGTTTGATCCAGCGCGATTGATGGACTTGTTGGATTGGTACAGCCAACAAGTGGGGGTTACTTGGTGGGACCGGCAAATTGTTCATGAGATTAAAAACTCCAATTTGCAGGCTCGTAGTGTAGATGAGAAAAGCAGATATATTGTTGAAGAAGTTTTCGGAGTATCGATCGAGGATCAAAAATCCCTCGAACAACTCTTCGATTCTGATTCTTCAGGTACTGTTGATCTAGACCCATACACTACACCCACGAAGTACCGCGATCAATGGGATTGCTACGTGGAGGAACGTCAGCGTCTAGAAGTAGACCTCGACATCTTCATGTTTGCACCCGATCCGAAGTTCTCTCAAAATCTAGCTCCGTATTCTAGAGCAGATTTCGACACGGGAGATCCTTCGTTCAGATATCACGTCACTGTCTGAGCGGCCCCGG